AACCTCGGATCCGATGGCTCGAAGCAGGAAGAGATCAAGCTCTGCCCTGAAAAATTCACATGGGCGGAGAGCTATTGGCTCAAGGGGATCAAGACCAAGAATCCGCTGTCCATCAAGCCTTTCAACGAGAAGCCCTTCGCGGTCTTTCAATGGTGGACGGTCTCGAACGACGCCTATGGCCGCTCGCCATGCATGGATACGCTCGGCGACAACAAGCAGTTGCAGCGCCAGACCGTGCGAGAGGCGGAGTACATCGAGAAGGGCGTTCGTCCGCCCATGGGCGCCGACGCGCGCCTCAAGAGCGAGCCATTGAGCCAAATGCCGGCGCATGTGACCTACATGAACGTAGGCGAAGGCGGAAAATCGACCTTCTTCCCGCTTTATGAGGTCTCTCCGCAGTGGCTACCCGGGCTCGTCGCCAACAAGGAGAAAGTGGCCACCCGCATTCAGGATTGCCTCTACGTCAACCTGTTCCTCGCCATAACCCGCATGGAAGGCGTTCAACCGAGGAATGAACTCGAGTTGACGAAGCGCGATCTGGAGCGGCTGCAAGAACTCGGCCCGGTCATCCACAACGCCGAACAGCAGCTTTCGATCATCCTTCGCCGCGTGCTGGCGATCATGGAGCGCCGGCGGCTTTTGAAGTCCATGCCGCAGTCATTGATGACCGGCAACAATGGCATGCCCGTGCCGCTGAAGATCACGTACACGTCGATCATGCGCCTGGCGCAGCTCGCCGCCGAAGGCGTGGCGATGAAGGACACGCTGGCGACGGCCGGCGGTCTCTCGAGCGCCGCCAAGGCCGCTGGCGTTCCCGATCCGATTCGCGTCATCGATCTCGACAAGGCCATGCGCCGCATCGGCGAGATCAACAATTTCCCGATCGATTGCTTTTTCACCGACGAGCAGGTTCAACAGCACGATCAAGCGCGCGAGCGAGGCCAAGCGCAGGCGGCCGCTCCGCAACAGGCCATGGCGGCCGTCCAGGCGGCAAAGACGCTCGCCGATACGTCAACGGCTCCAGGATCGGCGCTCAGCGCCCTGACGGGGGGAGGAGCGCCCGGCGCTGGCGCGGCATAGGGACGCCCTGGCTGTAGTCGGGAAAGCCGAACGCTTCGCCGTAGTCATGGGGCATGAATTCCCGAGCGAGAGCCTGCCAGTGATCATGCCATGAGATGCGGCGCCCATATTCCTCAACAGGATTCACCGCCACCACCTTCATCAGCGATTCGGCGCGGACGATCGCGGGGAAGGCGACGAGGCCAGCGGCGGCTTTGAGCAGCCCGCGGCGAGAGGGAACGAGAAGGTCGGTCATAGCCACTTTACTCCGTGATCTCTCAGGAATGCCCCAAGCATCGCATGCAGCACACGGCCAGCAAGGCCACGGCGAGGCCGATCCAGACGAGCGGTCTACTTCTCAACGGGTTCTCCCTTGACGAACCTCCTCCACACCTTCGGCGGACTCCACGTCGTCGGCGGTAATGATGTTCTAACCATGGATTCTGGCGGCGCAATCGTCTCGACGAAGGGCATCTCGGCGAGAAGCGAATTTTCCTCGTCCGTCAGCGCCAATGAATGATCAAAAACAATTTCCTTTATTGCCCCGTTGTTTACCAAATGATCATTGTATTTCAATATTCTCTCTGTGATTATGCTTTGTATTTGCGGCTCAAGGAACCGAACTATCGCGCGGCTCATCCGAGCCCTCAGTGAATCTGTCATCTGACGCTCCTCATCTGCGTTCTCAGCCATCCCTCGATTTCCGATTTCTTGTAGCGGATTTTGTTGCGGAAATAGGTGAAGGGCGGCCCGTTCCCCGCATTGCGGTTCTGCGCCATGTTGGCGAGCGTGCCGGGGGCGAGCGGAAAGCCGAGCTCCGCGAGATAGCGCGCGGCGCTCTTGCGATCAAGCCATTCGTCGTCGCTCATTCCCGCCAATCCCTCGTCGTCACCTTCGGCCGCTGCGCTCGCGCATGGTCCGCGGCGACAATCTTGAAGGTCTTATAGAGGATGCAGAGCGCGGCGATAGCCGCGCCAAGCGCCACGGTGGCGAGGAAGAGGCCAATCCAGGGGAGTAAATCGCTCATAATTCACCTGTTTTTTATCACCCCACAAACCGCACAATAACGCAAAATCACGCGCTGTCCCGCCCAGGCTTTACATAATCCACAGAAATGGCGAAGCCTTCGCCCCATGGGCGCTTTGAGCGAACGAGAGATTTTCGACTGCATCGCAGAGAACTGCCGTCTCGCGGCAGAGAATTGCGACAAGCTCGCCGCGCGCCCGATCTCCGGTCCCGCCTATCTCGAGTTGCGCGATCAACTCGCCCTGATCGAGGGAGCCTGCCGGCAGGCCGCCGCCTGGCGCGGCCAGGACAAATGGCTCGACGTCGCCCAATACTTCCCGATCGCTCACAAGATGGCCGGAGAATGGCTACGTGGGATCGAGGTCGATCGCGGCGATGGCGTCTATGCGCGCGTGCCGCTCTCGCCTGGACAGTTGCACCCGGTTTTTCAGAAATTGGCGGAATATCTGCGTTGGGCCGCGAATCAGGCGGAAATCTGCAAAAACGCCAAGATTGGCGCGCAACGCACGCTCGGCGACCAGCTCTATCAGCCTCCCAAAGGCGACCGCACGCAAGGGCACATGGGCTGGAGACCGACGAATAGCGGCCTCCTCGTTCCGGGGGCGGCATGAGCGATGACGAACCGCTCGATCCTCTCGACGAGATCAGCCCGCCAGACGAAGGCGGCGAACAGGTTATCGTCACCGAGACCGAGCGCCGCCGCCGCCGATCGCGGATCGAGGAAGAAGAGCGCGAGCTTCGTGAGTTCTGGGGAGCGGTATTTGCCTCTCCCGTTGGGCGCCGGGCCATGTGGGCTCTTCTCGAAATGGGCCATCGCAAGGACACGCGCTTTGCCTGCGGCCCAAACGGATTCCCGCACCCGGAAGCCACCTGGTTTCACGCCGGTGAGCAAGCGCTGGCGCAACGTCAATTCTCGCTCTTCCGCAAATACGCCCGCGAGGGCGTCATGGTCATGGAAGACGAGCACGATCCAGACTTCATGGCCCCGCGCAAGCGCGGCCGAAAGGTGACGAATGGCTGACGAGATCAAAACGGAAGAGCCAGCGACGCCAGCGGCAACGCCTTCACCTGCGCCTGCCGCCGCCGCTCCTCCCGTCGAGGCCGCAGCCCCCGCCGCGGCAGAATCAGCCGCCGCGCCGGAAACCATCGCTCCGACGCTGCTCGAGCAGTTCGATGCGGAAGCGAAGGAAAAGGAAGCAGCCTCCGCTCCTCCCGTCGAGGCCAAAAAGCCCGGCGAGGAAGCTCCAAAAGAAGAAGCTCCGAAAGAAGGAGCGCCGGAGGCCCCGGTCGATCCGAAACCGCTCGAGCCGATAGCCTATGAATTCACGCCCGGCGAAGGCTTCACGCTCAGCGACGAGCGGCGCGGCGAGGCCATCGCCGCATTCGACGCTTTCCGCGCCGATCCCGTCAAGGGCGCGCAAGGCCTCATGGACCTGCATCAGAAAGCCGTCACGGAAGCCGTCAACACCGTGCGCGCCGATCAGGTCGCGGTCTTCAACGAGACGATGCGCGGCTGGGAAAACGAAGTGCGCTCCGATCCGGAACTCGGCGGCTCCGGCTTCGAGACCGCCATGCGCGCCGTCGCGGAGGCGCGTGACGCTTTCGTCACCACGGCGAGAGACCCCAAGATCGCCGCGATGCATCGCGAGCAATTCGAGCATTTCTTGCGCGTTACCGGCGCTGGCTCGCATCCCGCATTCCTGCGGATGCTGCACAATGTCGGCGGGCGCATGATCGAGCCCAAAGAATACATCGATGGCGGCGTTCCAAAAAGCGTCGGCCGAAAGCCTTCCGGTAAGGGCGGCGGAGATTTCTACGAGCACCCGCGCGGCGGAACTGAGGACTAAGGAGCAAGACAATGGCAACTGGCGCTTGGCCAACACTGGTCGACCGTGCATCCCGCATCGATGGCGCCGGCCGCCAGATGCGCGTGGCGGAGATGATGTCGCAGCACAATGACCTCTGGGGTTATGTGCCGATGATGGAGTCGAGCGAGATCGACGGGCATCTCTTCGCCTTCCGCTCCTCGATCCCCACCGGCTTCTGGCGCCAATACAATCAGGGCGTGCCCTACGCCAAGTCGACGACCGGAAAGGCCAAGGTCGGCCTCGGCTCGCTCGAAGGCTACAGCCAGGTCGACAAGAAGCTCGCCAATCACACCGGCGACCCGGAGCGCTTCTGCAAGTCGGAAGACGCCGGCTTCATCGAAGGCATGGGTCAGACCATGGTGCAGACGTGGTTTTACGGCAACGTGACCACGAATCCGGCGCAGTTCGGCGGCCTCTCCATGTTCTACAACACGGTGAACCCGGCCAATGCCGCGAACGCCGTCAACCTTCTCGACGGCGGCGGCGTCGCATCGAACAACACGTCGATGTGGCTCTTGGGCTTCGGCGAGCGCTCGATCTTCGGTCTCTACCCGCGCGGCTCGAAAGCCGGATTGCAGATCATCGACCACGGCACCACGCGCGCCGCCTACGACGCGCTCGGCAATCCGTTCGAGGCCTACACCATGTATTTCAGCCATGACATGGGCCTTTGCCCCATGGATTGGCGATATGGCGTTCGCTACTGCAATCTCGACGTGACCGCCTCGGGAGCCGGCCTCGCCGGCCCGAACGCTCCCGATCTCTTCGCCAACATGGCGACGATGATCATGATGGTCCCGCATGCGACGGCGCAGTCGTCGGCCATCACCAATACGGACGCCTACGACGATCCGGCCCCGGCCGTGCGCTACGCGTTCATGATGGACCGCACCTTGCGCCATTGGCTGGAAATCCAGGCCATGCGCAACCGTAACGTCCTGCTCGGGCTGAATGACTACGCCGGCAAGCCGATCACGACTTGGCGCGGA